TCAAGGAAGGGTACTACGGCTCGGCTCGCGGCTTCACCTGGTTTGAGAGCATGTCGCTCTACACCCACACCGCCGGGAACTGGCAGACGCCTTCCGCGGTGACTGTGAGCGGTTCCGGCCAATCCGGTACTTCGCTGCTCATCAACTGCACTTCGGGCGACACATTCAAGGCTGGCGATGTGTTCAACATCGCGGCCGTCAATAACGTCAACCCGTCCACCCGCCGTTCGACCGGCACCCTACGGCAGTTCCGCGTTACTCAAGACGCGACCGCAACTGGTGCGACCATCACGCTCCAGATTTCTGGCGGCGACGGCCAAGGAATCGTGGGACCCGGCGATCAATACCAGAACGTCGATGCTTTGCCGCTCGACACTGCTCTTTTGACGCTGTTCCCCGGAACCACCAGCCCCAGCGCCAAGACCGGCACACAAGGCTTGGCCTTCAGCCGGGACGCCTTCGCAATGGTGGGCGTGAACCTCATGATGCCCAAAGCGGTTGAAATGAGCGTCATGAAACGCGACCCCAAGACCGGAATCGCAATCAGCTTGATTCGGGCCTTCGACCCGAATCAGCGCCGGATGGTGAACCGCTTCGACACCCTGATCGGGTTCGGAGAGCTTTACTCGAACGCCTGCTCGGTGCGAGTGCTGAGCGCCACCTAAAGGCGGAGACGAACAGGAGATTATGAACATGAAAAACACACTTTTCGCACTGGCAATCCTGGCGGCTTCGGCTTTCGGCCAAACCGCATTGACCTCCACCACCCTCACCAACGCCATCACGGTGAACCAGCAGACATTCGCTGTGGCTTCGACTACCGGAATCACGGCATCGAATCCGCAGACCAAGCTGTATATTCTCGATGTGGGCGGCCAAGGTCGCGGCGAGCTGGTAACGGTCACAGCCGTAAACAGCACCACCAGCGTCACTGTGGCGCGCGGCGCTACCTTCCGCGCTCCGCATGTTGCCGGATCAGTGGCAGTGCTCATCAATTCCGCACAAGCCATCCAAAGCTATGACCCGGTGGGTTCCTGCACGGCGGCCAACACGCTTTATACGCCGTGGATCAACCAGAACAACGGGTATCAGTGGCTTTGCAGCACCAAGACCGGCGCCTGGGTTCCGGGCTTCAATAACCCGCTGCCTCATTCCCCTACCGCCGATGTAGCTTCGGCGGCTGGCTTGGTGACGGTTACGAGTCCGTTGTTCCATGTGACCGGGACCGCGGCGATCACCGGCTGGACGCTCCCGGCGACTTTTAATGGCGGTTCGTTCTGCACCATCCCGGATGGGGCTTATACGACCACCACGGCAACCAACATTGCCGCCGCGACAACGGCGGTAGCGGGCCAGCTTTTGTGCTTCCAGTGGTCCAGCGCAGATACCAAGTGGTATCCAACTTACAAGTAAATGGAAACGGAAGCCTTCAGCCCGCGGGTGATGTACTCACCCGAAGGAAGCACCAGGCGAGTGGATAACCAATCCCTCGCCACCGCACTCGAACGGCAGGGATGGGCTTTCAAGCCCTTCCCTCCGCCGCCGGAACCAGTCAAGCCGGCCACGATTGAAGAGCAAATAGCGAAATTAACTGATCTGGTGATGCAGCATGACGCCGTACTGATGAAGCGCAAAGGAGGCAAGTAAATGGCTGGAATGACCACCATCACTGGCGGCGGCTGTTTCTCGTACCAGAACATCGTTGACATCAACGCCAATTTCGCCAACTGCATCCAGCTCAGCCCGAGCGGGACGCAGACAGCAACCCTGGCATCACCGGATTTCTGGCGGTGGAACGGCATGACGAAGTTTATCAACCGTCCCACTGCCGATGCCTTCATCGTTCAGATGAAATCGGAATTCACCGGCACGGCAACCGCCCATAACGGGTTGGATTTGACGGTAGACTGGAAGGCCAACGGAACGACCGGCGGTGGCGTCCGTGGCGTCCAGGGCGTCGCGCGGATTGCGGCCACCTTCACGCTCGGAGCGGCGTCCCTGATCGGCGTTTACGGTCAGATCGCCAATAATGGCACGATCAACAGCGCCAGCGCGTTCGGAGCGGCCCTCTATGGCCTGATCGAGGACGGCGGAACATGGACAGCGGTTGACCACTTCGCCCCACTCTGGCTCGATTCTCACTTAGCTAAGACGGTATCGGCCGGCAAGATGGATATGGCCTACATCACGAACAACGGTACTACCGCGTTCGATGATGTTTTCTACATCTACGGCGGAGACAAGATCAACGCGCTGTTCAGCTTCGATACCTGCGGGACGATGATCGTCAAGACCCCCGGAACGTATTCGACGGCGGACGGCTATATCGCAATCAACGTGGACGGTTCGGCCATGAGGATCGCTTATTTTGCGGGTGTTGACTAATGGGGGCTCCGAAGATTAAGGCAATGCCCGAGCTGGGGCACCGTTACTCCCTTGGAATCGCAGAGCGCCTGCAACTGCTCTCGATTCTCCCGCAGGAAGGCAATATCACCAGCCTGCGGATTGTGGGCGACTTGCGGCGGGAACTGTCTTTTTCCGAGCACGAATCGGAAGCCTTCAAGATTGAGCAGATCGGAGAACGGATCCTATGGGATGACAAGGCCGAGCGCCCGAAGGAAGTTCAAATCGGCCCGGCGGCTATGCGGCTCGTGGTTGAAACGCTGGAAAAGCTCAGCAATTCCAGCAAGCTCAGCATCGGGCAAGTTCCGCTGTATGAGCGCTTCGTAGAAGGGAAGTAAACGGGTGCCGACCTTCGGCGACATCATTACCGATGCGTTGACCGAAATCAACGCGTTAACTCCGGGCCAGCCGGTAGACGCCAGCGATATGGCGCTTGCTCTGGCCCGGGGAAACGCTTTTCTCGACGCATGCAACGGCTCGCCGCTCATGCAGTACGTCCGCAGACTGGACGCCTACGCCTTTGGGACCTCGAAGGAAGCGTACACCATCGGGCGCGGCGGGGGCGCGGACTTCAACGCAGAGCGGCCGACGGACATTCTTGAAGCCGCAATCGTGCTGACGACAGCCAGCCCGAATGTCTATATCCCGCTCACGATGGTCAACGCGGACCAGTGGGCCAACTTCTACGTTTTGAACTACTCGACCAGCATCCCGGCAATCATGTGGTACGAACTGACGTATCCAAACGGGACCATGCACTTTTTGGGCACGCCGTCGCTTACGAACTACGAGGTTCGCATCCTCACCAGCCAGCAGCTAGGGCAGGCCGCGAGCACCGGGACGCAGTTCGTATTCCCTCCAGGCTATTACGAGGCGTTCATGTATTCGCTGGCGGAACGGCTGTGCAATCCGTTCGGCAAGACCGGCGAGATAGCGGCTCGCTTGCGCGTTCAGGCTCGAGAGGCTCGAGCATCGGTCAAGAGCGGCAACGGAGAAACGCCGCGGATCACGCTTGATGGGCTTGGGCCTATCGGAATTGGGCCTTATTACAACTGGTATGACGGGAGCTTGGTGTACTGACCTATGAAAAAACTATTGTTGATTGTTGCTCTCGCGCTTCTGCCGATCAAGGCCGGAGACATTCAGACCCGGAAGATTACCGGAGCGGCGGCTACTGTGGCGCTGTCCTCGACTTCCAAATCCGTTCGCTGGATTCAGCTCGTCGTGCCCGCTGGCAACTCCGCCAACGTGCTCTATGGAGATGCCACTACATCCTCGAGCGTGGGGAGCATTCTGGTTCCCGGATCGGGCCAAATGCTCCCACCTACCGGGCAGGGCGGTTATGACCTATCGCAAGTCAGTGTCTATGTGGCGAATTCCGATATTGTCTATGTGAGCTGGGAGACATTCTAGTGTGGCCCAGCAGTCTTTTGGCTTCGTAGGCCCGGCGTACCAGACCCGCGGACTCACTGCGGACACCCAGCGCATCGTCAACATGTTCCTGGAGAAGGTGGAGTCGCAGGACAACGCCTCCCCTGGGAATCCATACCAATTCCTGATGACGCCGGGGAAGCAACTTTTCTGCACCTGTACCGATACTCCGGTTGCGGCAGTCGTTCCTTCTAACGCGGCGTTCTATACGACCACCACCAACCTGTTTTTTGTGGTTTCCGGCTCTACGCTCTACGCCATAACCGCCACTTATAACGCGGGAACGCAGCTATGGACCGGAACGGCCACCACCATCGGGACGGTGGATAAGCAGGTAATGCCCGGAACTGGCGGCCAATTGTTCCCGGCCCAGATCATCGTCATTCAGCCCAATCAGCTATTCGTCGTAGCGAACGGCAATGCCTATGTAGCGGCTTACGGGCAGGCGATTTCGGCCACCAACCCCACGCCTACCAATTCAGGCAGCGGATACGCGGTGGGGGATACGGGAACGGTAGACGGCGGCCTGATCCCGGCCCAATACATCGTGACAGCGGTGAATGGCACCGGAGGGGTCACGGGCTACACCATCACTTACAACGGAACCGGATACACGGTCACTGGCGGAGCATCCACCACCACGTCTGCGGGCGCACAGCCGGGGAATGGCGACGGCTCATTTGCGGTCACGATCACGGCGGTAGCAGCGAACGCTTGGCTTATCCAACAGCAGACCATCCCGGAATTCAGCAGCGGAAATTTCGTGCGCTCGGCCACCTTCATGGATGGCTACATCATCGTTTCTATGGCTCCGAACTCCGCGGATCCGCTGCGACGGCAGTTCTTTATTTCTGGCCTCAACGATCCGACCACCTGGAGCGCTTTGGACTTCGACACCAAGGAAGCGAACTCGGATCCGGTGATTGCGGTATTTGCGGCTTACGAAATCCTGATGGTTTTTGGTTCCCAAACGATTGAACTCTGGCAGGACTCGCCGAACGCGGCGACAGGGAGCGCTTTTCAGCGCATTCCCGGAGGGGGGGTGATCGAAAGCGGGCTGGCGTCAACATGGGCAGTTTCTAAGATGGGCGGCGAATCCGGCGGCACCGTCTGCTGGCTGGGATCGGACGCGCGCGGGCAGTATGTCGCCTGGCAGATCCGCGGCGCGGTTCCCGTCCGAATCTCCAATCATGCGATCGAGAACGCATGGAGCTTATATGACGTGGCTGGGGCGAGCTCTTACAGTTACGTCGAAAACGGTCACTTCTTCTGGGTGCTTCACTTCCCAATCCCAGATAAGACCTGGGTGTACGATTCGACGCTGGGGCCGTCAATCGGCTGGCATGAGCGGGCCTCGGTCGATTCGCAGAACAACCTCCACGCCGATATTGGGCGGTATCACGGCTTCTTCCCTGAAATCGGTCACTGCGTCGGAGATTACCAGACCGGGAACCTGTATTTGCAGTCCATGCAGTTCCTTCAGGAGAATTGCGCGGGGATTGTCAGAATCCGGGTATCGCCGCACGTCGCCACGGGATTGAATTGGAACTATTTCAATGAGTATGTGCTGCACTTCCTCTGCGGCTTCGTCCCTGCGACGGGGCTCGGGAGCGCTCCGGTGTGCAATCTCGAAATCTCGAACGATGGCGGGATCACGTATGGATCGCTGTTGCCAAGGCAACTTGGCGCGGCGGGTCAGTACAAGTGGGATGTTCGCTGGCGAAGGATGGGGCGCGCCAGAAACCGCGTAGTGCGCTGGACGATGAATGAACCGATTGATATGGTGCTGGTGGACCTGTACGCGAACGTAGAGGGCGGAAGTGGCTAGCCCGGCGCTGTCGTTTGCGGTTCGCGTCGGCATCCCCGGATGCCTCACCATCGAGATCCAGGCTGTTCCGCAGATCAAGCCGGTTTCGCCAATCAACCTCGTTCCGCAGTTGAACCAGCCGGTACTGGCAACGCCTTCTCTTGGCGATCCCACGCAGCTTATCAGCCGGGCCTGGGGCGCTGGCTGGGCCACGCCGCTCACTCAGAAACTTGTGGCGCTGGGCGGGAATACCGCGTATCAGTTGCTCATCTTTGAGTGCCCATCGTTGGACGCCACGGATATGGCCTGGGGCGCTACAGGAACGATTGACGCGACGACTGATCCCGTAACCCTAACGGCTCCCAGCTTCGGCACCAGCCTATATCAGCGCGCGTTTGCGGTGGGTGACTACATCCTATGGAACGACACGACTATCGTGAACGGGCGGTATAGCTACGAAATCGACCAGATCACGGCATTATCGGGGAACAACTTCACTCTGGCGCGCCGGGGCCCGGATTCAGCGGCGGGGGCACAGTTCGGCAGCCCCAAGACCGCGCATACCAATGTCCAGTTCTTTCGGTTGATCGACAAGACTTTCCCGGTTCTGTGGCAGGGGGAATGGCAGGTTTTCAAGTTCCTGTGGGACAACATGATTGTTGCGGCGGTTAGCGCTGCCACGGTGGGGGTATGAGGTTAAAAGCAACCACTCGGCGGAGAGCGCCAGATTACCTTGTGGAAGTTAGGATCATCTTCTTCGAGATGCTTTTGGCACCAAGTGCTTTTTTCTTTTTCTGGCCGCCAGAATCTTTCCGGGTAATAACGCTCATTCTCGCAACCCTCGCGCGTGCAGCACTGCTCGGAGTTTTCCACGGACACAGAATAACATGCCAGCCGTAATCGTCAATCTAGCAAGCATTCCACCGGCCGCTCCCGTTCCCGGACTCGCCACCGGAGGAACGTCCGCATCTGGACTGACGGCCAACACTCCCGGCGTGCCGCTCGATCCCTCCGGGGTTCCGACTTCGAGCCAGCCGCTTCCTTCGAGCACTCCGGTTGTGACAACGCTTCCGGCCCCGGGCGATCCGCTTGCCACTGTAAATCAGTACGTCATCTACCAGGGCAAGGTCTACATTTACACGATCTACCCTGGCGGCTCGGATTACTGGGCGCTCGATACCACAGGCGCCCCTTCTATTCGAGATGTGATTGCGAATCTGCCCCTTTACCCAGCGGCAAATTACCCAGTTGGGACTGTGTTCCAGGCCACCGACTTAAACATTTCCTATGCGGTGCAATCGGTCGGCGGGGCGAATCTATGGATCTACTACAACGGCATCTATGAAGCTCCACTGGCGACAATTCAAGCCCTGATCGCATCACTGGGGCCGAATGAATATAGATTGATCGCGCGAGCTTCCGATTACTTGCATAACTGGTTCTGGACTGGCTTTGCGTTCAGCCTCACAGAGGCGGCCAAGATCGGCTTTGCGGGCGGGCTGGCTCCGGGCTCCACGCTCATTAGCGTGGGCGGTCCTCCCTTCGGCGGGAGCGGTCAACTCTGGCAACTCTGCGATGGATCGCTCGCCATTCCCGTATCGCAAGAGGATGCCAGTTTGGTCAATACCAACATGCCGACGATTGCAAATACTTGGTTTGTGAGATGACAAAAATGTGGGTGGGAATTTTGCCAGCCGATGCGACCGATGCGGCTCTGCTCGCTTTCTTTACAGAAAACGGCATAACGCCCCACTCGGCAATCG